AAAGATATTAAAAAATAAAAAAAGAAAATGCCAAAATTACGGAACCAACCACCACTTAAAGAAAGAAAAGAACAATTTTTAATAGAATATTCTAAAAATTTAGGCATATTATCTCCTACATTAATATCATGTAGAACTACATATAATACATATAAAAAATGGTTTGATGAAGATTCCAATTTTCGTGAGAGTTGTATGGATGTAGAAAGATCACAAGGAGATTTTGTTGAAAATAAATTACTGGAACAAATAACAAATGGTAATATAACAGGTATTATATTTTATCTTAAATGTAAGAGACGTGATAGGTGGAATGATAGAACAAATCAAATGGAACTCACAGGAACAATTGAACATAAACAATTAAGTATAAATGTAATGGATATAGAAACTAAACAAATTATGGAAAATGTTATTGAAATTATAGATAAAAAAAATGATATGAAGAATTGAATACAACTATAATTTTTAAAAAAAATCTACAACAAATACAAGGAGATAAAACTATCATTGTAAACGAGGGAGGACAACATTCAAGTAAAACCTACTCTATTTTACAATTGATAGTTTTTTTGGCATCTACTGAAAAGAATAAATTATTCACTATTGTTGGAGAATCAATACCATTCTTAAAAGTTGGTGCTATGAGGCAATTCGTTGAAATCCTACAAAATGAAGGAATATATGATGATGATAAATGGAACGCAACTGATAGGATATATAAACTTGGAACAAATATAATAGAATTCAAAGCCTATGATAGTCCATCAAAAGCATTAGGTGCTAAACGTTCATATCTTTTTATCAATGAAGTAATTAATATACCATTTGATACATATCAAAATCTTGAAGGTAGAACAGATATATGTACTTTTATTGATTATAACCCATCACACGAATTTTATGTTCATACGAAAATACTTGGAAAAGATAATGTTGGATATGTCCATTCAACTTTTTTAGATAACCCCTATCTTCCAATAAAAGTAATAGAAACAATTAAAAGATATAAGGAATATGATCAAAATAGATGGAGAGTTATGGGTGAAGGATTGCTTGGTTCAAATGATGGATTGGTTTTTCAAAATTGGAATATAGTAGATGATTTTGAACAAGATGAAAAAACTATATATGGATTAGATTTTGGATTTACAAATGATCCAACAACTTGTATAGGAGTATATAAACAAAATGGTGAATTATATATTGATGAGATTTTTTATGGAATGGGTTTAACTAATTCTGATATATCAACTCATCTTGAACAAAATGATTTAAAGAAAAGATTTGATATAATATATGCAGATTCAGCAGAACCAAAAAGTATAGATGAGTTATCTAAACGTGGTTGGAATATTAAACCATCAGTTAAAGGACCTGATTCAATACAAAAGGGTATAGATAATATTAAACAATATAAATTAAATATATCAAAAAGAAGTATCAATCTTATAAAAGAATTACGTGGATACCAATGGATGAAAGATAGAGATGGTAAATTATTAAACAAACCTTCTGGTCCTGATCATTGTTTTGATAAATATACAATTGTGAATACATCGTATGGTTATAATTATATATCAAATATAAAAGAGGGAGAATATGTATTAACTTCTAATGGATTTAAAAGAGTTATGTCGTCGTGGTGTTCTGGTGAAAAAGATATTTATAATTATAAAATAAATAATATTGAATTAAAGTGTACTAATAATCATAAAATAAAAATAAAAGAAGGATGGAAAGAAATACAAAATTTACAGATAGGAAATGTGATTTACCAACACAAGAATTTAACGGTAAAATTTACACAAAATATGAGTGTGAAAAATATTATTCAAACCATATTACAAGAATACATGTTGATACATGGGAATATTATAACGGAAAAGTACCAAAAGGATATCATATACATCATAAAGATGGTGATAGAGAAAATAATAGAATTGAAAATCTTGAATGTAAAGAATGTCACACACATTTATCTGAACACGCTAAAAAATATCATGAAGAAAATAAAGAATTCGTTAAATCGAATTTGGATAAACAAAGATATCTTACCAAAGAATGGCATGGAAGTGGAGAAGGTATCGAATGGCATAGGAAACATGCGATTGAAACTAACTTCGGCCATATCATATATGGTAAATCTATATGTGAATATTGTGGTAAAGAAACAGATAAGGGAAATATTGAAAAAAGATTCTGTTCAGAAAAATGTAAATCTGGATATAGAAGAAAATCAGGAATTGATAACATCACTTGTAAATGCGAATATTGTGGAAAATCATTTATCAAAAATAAATACGCTAAACGTAAATTTTGTTCAAGAAGTTGCAGTCACAAAACTATCAAATAATTATATAGGATATATAGATGTATATGATTTACAAATAGATGAAGAACATGAATTCATAGCCAATGGGTTAATAGTACATAATTGCTTGGATGCTTTGAGATATTCAGTTATATCTATGGAGAATACAAAAAAACCAACAGTGATTCGTTTTTAATAATGGGCTAATATATATTAGTATATATGAAAAAATAATTCCAGTTTAGCCAAGAGGTAAGGCTTTTCTTTTGTAATGAAAATATCGGGGGTTCGATTCCCTCAACTGGATCAGATATTAAAAAATAATAAATATATTTTGGATAATAATGAGTTCGTCGTTAGATTACAAAAGAGAGAAGGAGAGTTAATGAAAATTTGTGCCTATCATTCCTTGAATGAAAACTCAAGTTATGATATTATTCAAGATACATATCTTAAACTACTTTTATACAAAGATATAAATAAATATGTTAAAGATGGAGAACCAAATATGTATATAGTTTTTATGATAGTGAGAAATTCCATCTCTGATTTAAGGAAAAAAGATAAAAAATATAGTGATGAGAATTGTGATTTGATTAATGATGAAACTGATTTATTAGTAGAGGAAAAAATGGATAATACAAAATATGAAAGTGTGATTGAACTATGTAGTAAAATACCTTATTGGTTTGATAGAACTATTGTTGAATTGTATATAAAAGAAGGATTATCAGTTAGAGGTTTATCAAGAGCGTGTGGTATAAAATTCCACGTGATACAACCAATCATTAAAAAGTTCAAAGATAATTGTAAGGAACAATATAAAAAATAAATAACTAAAAATGAGTTGCGTAGATGAAAACATAGCAAATTATTTAATAAGAATAAATAATGTGAAACAAGGTTGTAGAGAACAGATAAATGCAAAAGGAGTTAAGGTTACAGATAGAACTCCTTTTGAAGAATATCCTAAAAAGATCTCTGAAATAAAAACCGCCAATATATCTCCATACCAAGATTTATATGGTAGTAATATACAAAAACCAAAAGTAGAATGTATAGGTATGCGTGATCTTGGTTGGAGTGTGGCAAAATGTAACTTCCATAATGGTGAAAAAAAATATCATAACTAAATGAATACCTTTTATCAAATAGTAGATAAACTAATCAATAAACTGAAGTTAAATGGGTTTAACCAAGTAACATACGGGAGCCAGGATGAACTATCTTTCACAAGACAAACATCATATCCATATGCTCATATAGTATTCCCAAATGGTATGTTAAATGAAAAACTAACTACTCTTTCTTTTATTATTATAGTGGCTGATAAAATAGATGATATGAGGGGAACATATAAAGAATATGGTAAAGATAATTCTATTGATATACAACAAGATTTATTAATTAGAACGCAAACAACTCTTAAATCAATGGACAGGAAGTTTGTGAATTCGTATGATTCTATTCCAACTGGATATGAGATTAGATATGATATAACATTCGATACGTTTAAAGATTTACCAAATATGGTAGCTGGTTATATATTTGATATTAATCTTATAGTTCCAAATATGATAGATGATTTAGTTTGTTCAAGTGAAGGTATTATAGGTATGTCCTCACGTCCTTATAACTATGGAACATCAGGAACAAGTGGAACAAGTGGTGATAGAGGAGCCAGAGGAATGATGGGACAACAGGGTTTTAATGGATGGGATGGAACAAGTGGAACCAGTGGATTAACACAAGATTTGAAACCAATATATAATAGATTAGATCATTTAGATTGTGAGGTTGGTGATATATCTTATGCGTTGAAAGTTATATTGGGATAAAAAATTAAAAATAAATAAAAACATGGAAAAAAATAAGGAACAAAGTGAAGAATATTATGAAAAAAATAAAGAAAAATGTAAAGAATATAAGAAGCAATATTATGAGAAAAATAAAGAAAAAATTAAATTA